TAAAGTTCAGGTAGATATTGTTTAGCCCATCCGTCGTTTTGGATGTCTAAGTAACTCCCTAGGGTTGTCATTTTTTGAGCCGAAGGAGTCAAAATGCTGCCAGCCAATGGGCCAGCAAATGAATTGTTATTCGCCATTTTAATTTTTTTTTGTTAGTTAATAATTCTTAAGTTTAAATTTTAGCTTAGAATTATCGTCCCCAGAAATAGCTTTTACTTTTATTCCGCCGGCCTCAACATATCCACTAGAAGTTTTTCTAGGGTCCATGCTAATGTTTTTAGCCTCCGCACTCATTTGTTTGATTGCGTCAGCTTTACCTTGTTCATAAAAATGGTTAGCTATTTTGTCAGGATTAGAAGCGGCAAATAAAGCTTTATGGTAACCCCCGGCGTCTTGTAACATTTTATTGTCACCAACATATTTATTAAAAACATTTAATAAATCACTTTGGGTTTCTTTTACTTTATTAACATCTTTTACATTGAAACGATATTTCTTGTCTCCTACGTTGAAATTAAAACCTTTAAATTCTTCGCTAAAAACTTTACTAGTTTCTTGTTCAAAATGTTTTGTTTGCTGCTGTAATAATTCTTCAGCTGATTTTTGCTCTTTATTGTATCTGTCGAAAAAGTCAATAGCTTTTTGTTGTTCAGGAGCTAATTTGGAACTCAACTTGACTTCCTTATAGTATTTATCCTTAGTTTCATTTAAAAACTTATTGGCATTTGCGACTTCCTCTTTGAGAGCAAGTTTTTTTCTTTTAATGTCTCTTTCCTCATCAATTTCTTCGTCAAATGAAAATTGATCTTCTAATAAAAACGATACTTCATCGTAACTTAAATGAGGCTTAGTTTGTTTATAGTATTCTCTTAATAACGTAGTTTGATCTACATTTGAAAAGTCAGCATTTAATCTGACATAATCTTCAAGAGTTCCACCAGTTTCTTCCATAAATTTTACCAGGTCTTGTATGTTTTCTGGTAGATTTACTTCTGGTTCTTTTGCTTCTTCAACCGGTTCAACTTCTTGTTCTGGCTGTTTTTCTTCAGCCGCTAGGGCCGGCTCTTTTGAAACTTCTTCTTCAATAATCTCTTCAAGTACAGGCTCTTCTATTTTTTCTTGCTGTACTTCTTGCAATTCCACTTTGGCTTCTTCCCCATCTTTTTCATTCTCGCTGCTTCCGCGTAACACGCCATCTTCTGTTTTTTGTTCTTGAACGGCATCTGTTTCTTCTTTTGGTTCGTTAATTTTTCCTAAATCCACAGTGTAATCGCCATCTTCGTTAGTTGATAGCTTTTGTACCTCTGCTTCTTTTTCAGCAATAGACTTTTCTTCAATGTCTAAAGCCTCTGCTTTGATGTTTTCTGACATAATAAAATATAATTGTTTAAGTATTATCTTGGATCAAATTGTTCCAATCCAAATCCACCTAAGTTATCAAACCCTGCAGATTCAAAACTTTTTGGTGGTTTACCAGATTTTCTCTGGTCTATTAATTCACTTTGTTGTGATGCTTGTATTTTTGTTCTTTCGTCTTTACGATCTTCTTTATACTTCTCTTTATTGTTAATCACCTGGTTCTCCTGCTCTTTAAGTTGCATATTAAGTTGGAATTCAAATTCCATCAACTCTTTTTTGATTTCCGCTTCTCTTTCAAGTTTTGCAATATCGAATTGTGATTGTGCTTGTGCAATTTGTACTTTGCTTTCAGCAATCCCTTGCTGTTTTTGTATTTCTGCGGCGGCCCCTGCTTGAGCTGACTGAGCGTTAGCTTGAGACTGTGCTTGGATATTTTCCATTTGGATTTGTCTATCTCTTTCAAACTTTTGCTTTCTTCTTAATTTTAATAACTGATTAGCTAACTTTAAATTTTTAATTTCTCTTACATCAATAGCATCTTCTAATTCTATTTGCTTTTGTGTAATTGCCATTTGTATGTTATTTTCTAGCAATTGTTTTTCTTCTTCATCCGGAGCTAATTGTAGGAATATACCAAAATCATGCAAATTTAGCTCTTTCATTTCTTCAAGTGCACCTACATTGAATTTACCTAATGATTGAATAAATGAATTTTTAATACTTGAATATTCTAAAACATCAGATATTCTTAACGCTATAGCTTCTGCAGTTTTTAATGTTAAATACAGTCCTGCTTGTAATATATGTCTTGTTGCTGTGTTGCTATTGGCTGCTGCTATTTTTTGTAAGCCAACCAATGCATTTCTGTCTGGGGTGCTACCATCTCTTGCTTCATTTAATCCAGTAACATCTCTCATCATTTGTAAATAATAGTTGTAAGATTGTATTAAGCTTTGTATTTTCGAACTGCCAGATCCAGCTCTTAATTCTTGTATGGGCACCCTACCGTTATTAAATTCACCATCTTGTGTCATTGATCTACCAATAACAGAACCAGTTTGGAAGTACATATTTAATGCTTCTTGTGGGTTATAATTAGTCCCATTGCCCAAATCAACTTCAGCTAAACCATCAGCATCCAAATAAACACCGTCTGGCACCATGCGCGATAATACTTGCTGGAGTTTTAAATGTGTAATTTGAATCATATCAGCAAACGATGTCATTCTACTGACCAACGATTCAGTCTTACCTTTATAAATTCTTGGGGCTACAATATTATAACTCATCTGAACTTTTGTAATATCAGATTTGGGTCTTGTCATATTAACAGCTTTCTGCCATTTTAATAATTTATCGTGGCCTACAATTTTAGCACCTTCATATAGACACTCAATAGATCTATTTACTTTTTCAAATCTAGCTCTTGAATCTTTGGGTGGATTAAATTTATCGTCTTTTTTAATTGCTTTATCAGCTCCTGATGTAGTTTCTTTAATTTTATAAACTTGATTTTCAAATGTTTTGTATTCAAAATATAAAACATATACAAAATTTTTATCTGAAGAATTTACACCAATTTGATTGTATAATAATGAGCTATTGCCTTTACCTTCAATTTCTTCAATATCCTCTGTTGTTAATTGTGGGAATTGTTTTTTTAATTCTATTAAACTTACTCTTCTTACTTCGCCTACATAATACAAATCATCAAAATAAGGCGAATCGGTATAAGAATATATTAAATCAGAAGGATCAACATATTCTAATTTGATTCCTTCGGCAGTATTAAAGCTATTTTTTACAGCACCAATTCCTAGAACTGTAATATCGTAATCTAATCTTTTCTTTAATAATTCGTATTTGTTTAAATCAAAAACATTGTTTATGGCTTGTTCTTCGGCAATTTCAATAGACTGTTTATAATCAAGTTGCATGTGTAATTCTAGCTCTTGACTATTGCCAGGTAATTTTTTTGGATCATTTTTAAACATATTAACACCCAAAGAAGAACCTATATTTTCAAACAAATTTTTATTCTTCATATCTCTAAGCATATTTTTAACATACTTAGTTCTTTCATCACTAGCAATACCATCCACTGAATAAGCTTTCAAATCGTAAACTCTTTCTGCAATACCATTAACAACTATATCCACAAACTTTGGAATAATAGGTACCGGTTTCCAATCTAAATTTAGATAAGACAAATCACCGTTAATGGATAATTCATCTTTATATTTTTTAATGCTTTGTTCGCCTCTAGCATATAACCTAAGGTTATGATAGTTATCTCTATTAGAGAAATAGCGAGATCCTCCTGAATCTTTTTTGAACCATTCTGACTCAACAGCTTTAGCAACTTGAAGCCCATAATCTAAACCTCTCTTTTCTGCGTCGCTAACTGCTTGACTCGGAAAAATACCTTTTGGTGATACTCTTGCCATCTATTGTATTATTTTTGAAAAATTTCCATTATTGTTATATTTAGAAAAACTAAAATTAACTTTACTTTTTAATTCTCTTGTTTGATTTGGTGCATATCTATTTTTATTGCATGCCATAACCGCTAAGCCTGAACTTATCGCCGCATCAAATTTTGTTCTTTTATTTATATCAAACTTAGCCCAATCGTTTAATGTACTATTAAAATACATATCGCCGTAACTGCCATCTTCTTTTTCACCTACATAATTATTTATATAACTTTCAATTGCAGCAGCATGGGCTTGTCTAATATCTTCACTTGAATTCGGTATACCTCCAATTTCTTTTTCAGTAACCGATAATTTATTCCATATTTTATCAGGTCTGTTCATTGAATAGCCTCTATATCCTCTTCGTTTTAAATAGTATAATAATCTAGGCTTGTTGTTTTCTGCTAGTATTGGCATACCATAAAAGTGCAACGCCATTAGTATATCTTCAAAAAACATTTCCGCTGTTTGCGGTCTAGCTATATATTCTAAAAAAAACATATTAGCAGGAATTTCTTCCATGCTAAATTTTGTGAGACCGTGTAAAGAACCTTTAGATCCTTGACCGTCGGTAGTCCCGGATATATCGTAGCTATCGCAGCCAAATGCACCGCTATGTTCGTTCCCAGGATATTTAATTCCATTTTTTAGTATTACTTTATTTTGTAAATGTGCGGGTGGAACCCAACTAACATTAAATCTTCCGTTTGGATTAGGTATAAATTCAACCTTTGTATCTTTAATGCCATTTTGCCATTGAAAGCTTCCCTTTGTAACTAGAGCACTGTACTTTGCCTCTTCGTTAAAGTCTACTTGCTCGTATATTTTTACTAAATTAAATATACTATTTTTTGTTTCGTCTCTGAATGCGTGTTCCTCAGTTCTTGGAAACTGACGATAAAATTCATTTAAACCGTCCTGATCTCCTTTTAATCCCTCAACTTCATTCTCCCAATGTTCAATAACCCCGATGTCGATATTATCTCCCTGGTGGTCTTTGACAGGGTTGCTTGGTGTGTTAAAGACAGGTATTCCATAAGAATCGATGAATCCTTCGAAATTCCATTCCATAGGTATGAACAAAGAATATAATCCCGAGCGAGTCTGTCCATTCTTATTTCTTTTCGTAACGTCCGAGTCATTATATAGTTTTTTAAAGTTCTCACCACCCTTGTCTAATGAGTTACTTGTTGAACCCATCATACACTTGCCAATTATTCTTGAACCTAATCTAAGAGTTGTTTTAGTAACTCTCCAGTTGTTAAGAATGTTTTCTGGTCTTTCCCATTTACCAGCTTCATCGTGCACAAGCAGCGTGAGTTTTTCACCATCATAGCTGTTGTTACCAGTATTTTTCCAATCAATAGTTGTGTCTAATCCCTCTAATTGTAATGCTTTGTCTTTTGATTCAAAACGTTTACGGGTTAGCTTCGATGCTGGCACTCTATACGCAAG